TGGATACGCATGTAGCCTATATCTGTGTCGGCCCCATCATTGTTTTCTTGGAAAGAGATACCAGGAGGAAAGGCAGTATCACCATTCGTAAACTCGTAGGAGAAAGTACCATCCCGACTTTCAAATGCGTTGTCTATGTAGAAATACGCTTCCTGTGTAGGGATAGGGTCGCCAGCATCAATGACTACTGTGACCGTGCTGTTGTTAGCTATAAAGCCATTGTGGTTGGCGTTATTGGTAGCCTCATCACCCCTGGCAATTTTTATAGGAGTGTATGAACCAGAAGAGGCGGAACCTGACGCAGCCGCCCCAGAGCCACCACCAAAGGTGTACTCTGAGCCGTTAATCTTTTTGGGTCTACGGATACGTGCCATGTTTGCTTATTCCTCGATGCCGTGAACGCGAACCACAACTTGATCCTCGTCCGTAGTTACAATTACTTGCTCGCCTTCAGAGGCCATCACGGCTGTGCGCTCAAGTATTTCACCACTGGCAATTTCAGAAGTTTCATACTTGTCCACGAGAGGCAGTGCATAGAAACGCTTTTCGCGCATGAAGGCGTTGCCGTCGAAGGTCAGATCATAGCGCCGATCCGCATCGCCGTTGTCAGCGTTGTAGATATTGACGGTTGCAAGGGCTGTTTCTGTGTCGTGAGGTGCAACAGTATCTTCGTTTACGATTGAAATCGCGTAGCCCATATCGGTGTGGTTCGGGCAGTAGAAGTACAGTGTGTCAGGAGCCGATGAAGGGACTTCCCACTCGATGATGCGGGCTTGGCCGTTGTAGGTCGCATGACCGCTAACCCAGTCAGCATTGGTTGTGGAGGTTACTGCGAACGGAGCTGTAGCAGTAGGGTCGCCCATCATGAAGGTCATGCCTGTAGAGTAAGGCGTGCCGTTTGAATGTGGCCCACCGCGCACTTCAGAGAACTGTAGTGGATGGCCGTTGTTTCCAGCGGCAAGCTGATGCAAGCGATACGTACGACCGCGTACGAAGGTAAGCTCTGTTACGTTAGTGGAAAGGTCGTCGTTCACGAACTTGTTCTGGCTGTCGATGCTGGCGACCGAGATGCCGATTGGCTGGGCCGCGTAGCTCTTAGCTACAGTCCAAGTCACGCCAAGATCCGAGGAGCTTTGCTTCTCGCCTGTCGATGTAACAATAACGAAGTTCGAACCTTCTGCGCGAATATCAACCACGTTGTCGTATGTGACGCCCGCTGGGAAGTCGAATACGCTGTAGCCAGTAGTCGGGAACGGAGCTGCTGCTGTGTACGCAGCGTACGCAACCTTGTTTCCTGAGTAAGCAATGTAAAGGTTGCCCTCGCCTACGGTGGAGCCTTCGATAGCTGCCGCACCAATCATGTATCCTGAGATACCTGTAGGTGGTGACATGGTGTTGGACTGGAACTCGGCCTGAGTTTCTGGCGTGTCGTCGTTGGACATGTAGTTAAAGCCAGTAGTTGTGCCGATGATGAAGCGCTCTTCAGCAGTTTTGACGCCAGCAATCTTACTGATAGCACCCAAACCCCAAGTAAAGGCAGACCCGTAGGTCGCGGCATTAGCACGGTAATCCGCAATCGAGTTTACAACTGAGCCTGCGCCGCCAGGAACGCCCTGTACGTAAGTAAGAGCAAAGGCCGCGTCTTGGTTTGTGGCCCAAAGAATGTTGTCTGTGGCGGTTTGACCGTAGTTTGACGCCGCTGTAGTAGCAGCCCCGCCTGAGAAGTAGTTGTCGAATGTATATACGCCACCGTCAGGAGCGGAACGTACATAAAGCTCGCCGCCATTGTAGAATGGAAGCGGGTTGCCAACTGCTGATGGGTCGCTGACTAAGAAGAAATTGCCGTCAGCATTTGCTGTCTGCAAAGTTTCAATCTTCTTAGAAGCGATGGGGCTGGACGCTGTGTTAGCAGCGACTGGCTCAACAGGCGTGGTCTTGAGAGCCGTCATCATCTTAGATGTGCTCTTGCCAATCAAGTCGAGGGTGTTGTCTGTGTCAGCAGAAACCCATGCTTTGTTGTAGTTTAGAGGCGCGAGGTAGTCTTCGAAGTCCCGCGTCTGGTAGGTTTTGTCCGATACGTACACGTTCACAGTGGCAGCGTTGCCACCGTTGTTAAGTACGTTGATGTTAAAGGTCGAAGTTCGTGAAGCGGGTACAGTGTAAACTACTTCCGTATCGCGAGCATTTACGACCTTTTTTCCTAATAGTCCGTTTGCCATGGTTGTCCTCGTTTACGATTGTGACAGGAAAAAGACCTTAGACGGTGACATCGCGTAAGCGTTCAACGCTGACTGGATGCTTGTCTGTAGGCCGTTAAGAGCGTTCTGCTCGGTTGCCGATGCTGCCTGCACGGCGCTTACTTGCGTGGAGCCTTCAGATTGTACGTCAACAATCTCCTGATCACCCGCTGTTTGGACGCGCGATAGTTGCGTATCCCCTTCTGACGACACTGCCGAAAGGTTGGCGTTGCCGTTAAAGATCTCGATCATACGCGCCAAGTACACCAAGTCGGCGTTGGGCGTTGATGCTGTTAATGTGGTCAAGCGCTGGGCAAGTTCGTCTGCGAGAGCCTGCTGGTTTGATACCGAAATGTTTGGCATTAGAGAGAACTCCCGTTGAATAGCTCACCGTGCAGTTGGGCCAGTAAGATGCCCTGCTGGATCACGGTTGGTGTGGTTTGGTACGCTTGGTTCGCATAAGTTTGAGAGAGGTCTCGCGCACTCTGCGCGTCGTCTCTGGCTGCCTCAGATGCTGACTGAGCAAGTGCCGTGGCAGTTTCAGAAGCAAGGGCTTCCTGCGCACTCTGCTCTGCATCAGCCCGCTTCACTTCCATGTCGGAAAGAGCAGTGGCTTTGAAGTTAGCTAAGTCAGTGAATAGCTGCGTAAAAGATGCAACCTCTTGGAAATCCCCGTCCGTACCAATACGAAGCTCCAAGGTCTGTGTGTCATTCTCGTTTGTGTAACGAAACTCAAACGCGTCGATGTCACCAGTCGCGTCATCGAACAACTTGCCCATCAGAGTAGCAAGCGGTAGGCCGCCCTTCTCTGCATCCTCAAGATAAGTATCAAGAAGCGTAATGCCCGTGTTCTGCGAGCGGAAGTTTAGCTGTTCTGAAGGGACGCGTGTGCGTGCCATTAGCTTTCCTCGTCCATCTGTTTCGCGATACTGGCCAATTTCGCTGCGCGGCTTGATGACATTTCAAGCAGTTCTTCAGTGTTCGACATCCGACCCGCTACATTACCCATATCGCGCTGTAGGCTTTCTCTAGTTGCCAATATTGCAACACGAAGGGCCGCTATGTCGTCCTTAATAGGTTTTAATTCTTCGTGGATACGAGCGTCGATGTACTCGCGAGTTACCGCGTCCACCTGTGATGCCCAGTGCTTGCTGTTTACAGGGTTCGTCATTGCTTCGGAGCCTCTTTCATTGGTACTAGGTTGCCCTTCTCAACTTGACGCTCGATGTCTTCTTGGGACTTTACGTTCGCGCCGCGAGCTTTCTCCATCATCAGCATCTGTTGTGACGGGGTTGGGCCTTGAGCCTGCTGCTCCTTGTTGATCTTGAACTGGTCAAGGTCAGAGACGCCCATGGAGCGGATTGCTTCCTCGACGATCTTGCCGCTGTTGTACTCCATGGCCATGCCCGTCTCGTTAAGAGTGCGGAGCATCGTGATCCATGTCTCAGCGTTGCGAGTTGGCTCCAAGGGAAGCGTACCGTCTACGACGAGGTACTCAATGTCGCCCTGGATGTCTTGAAGTTTGAAGTCGAGGTATCCGTCCTTCACCATGTCGGCCACATTCCCCGCACTATCACTGTCAGATATGCGGATGGAGCTTTCGGGAGCGAAGAAGTCCTGTACGTTGGCAACCATCATGCGAACCATAGGACGCACAGAGGTGGCCGAAATCGTACGAGCGAGTACGCCGAGGCGTTGTGAGCCTAATTGGGTAAGACGTTGGATCTCTGTGGCTGTACGAATGCCGTCTGCCGTAGGCATACCCTGCTGCGCATCAGATGCAGCAGATACACGCTGCTTCAGACCCGACATCGCCTCAATATCGTTCCAATGACCCCTAGTTACGTCAGGGATCTGGCTAATAAAGACGCCCTCACCTGGCTTTACCCCAGGTAAAGTACGCACAATGCCGTGTGGATTGCGGTCAATTAGGTCTCCAATCGCAATTTGCGTGGGATCTACGAACATTAAGTTGGTCAAAGCGGCCTGTACGTTGTCGATACGTGACCTAAGAAGCCATGTCGCTACGTCGTGCAGAGGAAGAAGTAGATCATACAACGACTGCGAGTACGTTTTGTGTGCGTCGTGGTACAGACCGCCTATCACGACAGGGAACTGCCTGCCGTATGGGTTGAGTTGGCAACGGATAACCACGTTCTCGTCGAGAATTGTGATGCACATCCATAACTGTTCGATCTGAGGTACGCCGATTTCGTACCCAGCAAGGCGAACCCACATCTCATCAACTACACGACTGTCTCCGAGGGCGAAGAATGTACCCCCACTCTCACGACGGTTGCGCTCGGCAGGGTCAATGCTTAGTCCTCGTCCCGCTTCTTTATGCCATCTATGTCCGTCCCACCCACCACTAGGAGGTGTGAGGCGGTTTCTGAGGGATGGGTACTGCTTGAGCTTGGGGTACATGCCTGTTTGCATGAGTGCGTCATAAGAAGAGAAGTCAGAAAAGATGATGTACTGCATCCGCTCCCAATCTCCCCACTGGACACGGGGGTCGTGGAAAACGCGGCGCGGGTCGAAGTTGGTGATTTGGTTTGTTCGCGAGGAAGCATCCCACGTAACTTTCGTGGGTGCGTATCCGTACCGAATGCTGTCAAGAAGATGTTGGGCAAGGCGAGCCTCTCCTGCTGTTCTGCGCATCTGCTGATGAAGTAGGCGCTCAATAATCTGAGACCCCTTCCGAGACTTGCGGTTCAAGCCCTCCAACTGAAACATAGGGTTTCGGCCCGTAAGAGCCGACATCAGGTACGTAAGCACA